TACTTATTATACAACAATCAGGCACTGTTGTAAAGATCATTTGGTTCCCTGTAGAGGTAACGATCCTCTGTCTCCCGGTTATCAGCCGGGTGCTCTACCTTTGAGCTAACGGGGAGTATGGCACGGGTACTAGGGCTCGAACCTAGAATGACAGAGTCAAAGTCTGTAGTGTTACCATTACACTATACCCGAACAAATGCTTGGTGGATGTAAGTAGAGTCGAACTACCACTTGACTCCGTATGAAGGAGGCGCACTACCATTATGCTATACATCCTGGTACCAGCGTAGGGACTCGAACCCTATCAAGAACGCTAATCTGGCGCTAAAAGGTGTATAAGACCTCTCTGACTACCCAGTCTCGCTGGCATTGAAATCACTTGGGGTGTCGTATGAGAATCGAACTCATGACAGCGGAATCACAACCCGCGGTTTTGCCACTAAACTAACGTCACCATATAGGAACACACTCAGGCGTAGTAGTTCGTTAGCCCACTAAGATACACGGCTACCACCCGTGTCATTAGTTGAATGTGTTTTTATATAACTACCATATAGGAACACACTGACGGGAGCTACCCTTAAGACAGACTTCGCTACTCTGTCAATACAATGTGTTTTTATATGGTAGGGGCACAGAGAATCGAACTCTGATTACCTGGTTAAAAGCCAGATACTTTAGCCGTTAAGTTATACCCCCATATGGTCCCTCCGGTGAGATTTGAACTCACACTTCTCGGATTAAGAGTCCGGTATGCTACCGTAACATCTCGAAGGGATGGATCGTAAAGAATTGTCTTTCACGTGCCATCCCTGACCATACGGGGTCCGAGATGACACTAACGTTTGGCACGTTTCATGTCGTTCTCCTTGTTTTAAAAATTGGTGCCGCGTGAGAGATTCGAACTCCCCGCCCCTGCGTTCGTAGCACAGTGCTCTATCCAAATGAGCTAACGCGACCTAGAAAAGAATAGCCCAGTGACCTAGCTCGTCAAGGGAGAGTATGGACTATACAGAATTTACATTCTTAAAGATCATTATTGCTCTTGGAAGATTAAATTCTTCAAGTTCTTGAGCACTAGAGTTTATGTCATAAGTGAGTTGGGATATATTCTCAAATCCCAACAGAGACATGGTCAAATTAAAATATTGAATTGACGGTAACCCGACTAGTATCTGTTGTTGTCCATGGTGCCATCCAGAGATACGTTCAAATGTTGGTTCAGTTTTCCATCTAATAGTTGGACTTTCGTCAAGGCATATACCTGTGTCGATAACAACATGTTTGATATTTGACTGGCTGACAGATTTCAATATTTCGTAGTGATCGTGAACATGATACATTATTCCTAATAAAAACACTGTGTCTCTATCCGCACAAAGATTTGTGTTGTTGGTATAGTCATGTATATCACTATGCAAGAATCTAACTTGACTATCGGTTAACTCAAAGTCTTGTTTTATTGAATTAGCCAACAAAATATTATCAGTTCTAACATCGCATCCAACCACGTTAGAAGCCTGGTTTTGCATTGCAAAAAAACTACAGTAACCGCTGTTGCATGCAAAATCAATTATTTTTTGATTTTTAACAACATAAATGTTGTCTTCTAGAAACTTCGCTCTGAGATTAGTTTTTGCAGTGAATGACAATCTATCTTTGTTGAATTTTCTATCTGCATCATTGACTACTGATTTTTTAAAAATCTCTGGAGAGAAATTGTGTTGATTAATACATTCATCTTTTATAGCATCGCTAAGACTGTAAAAATCTTGAAAACAGTTACATTCAGGCCATCGGTTGTCTTTAATGACATTGTATTGAGAAACCCAAATTTTTTCTACTTCTTTTGTATGATATTCTATGTATTTTAGCCTAATAGGATTGTCAATTGTTTTACGCAATTGTGTTGTGTTGTGTGAAATCATATAGGTATTTAGCTACTCATCTTTTGATAAAGACTTTTACTACTTTGTTTTTACAGGCCTCTGATAGTCCTTCCCGCCAGACTCTGTTCCTACTACAAAACTTGGTGCCCCGGGGGTGAATCGAACACCCGACCTCGGATTACAAAACCGATGTTTTACCACTAGAACTAACGGGGCATGTTGTTGGCGGTGCGACTGAGACTCGAACTCAGAAACCAGCTTTCACCAGTCGACGGATTAGCAATCCGCTCCAATACCATTATGGGACCGCACCTTAAAATTTGGCTCCCCAGCGTGGGATCGAACCACGGACACCTTGATTAACAGTCAAGTGCAACTACCGCTGTGCTACTAGGGAATAATCTACTTAGCAGGCACTCATGCCTACTACAAAATATGGTGGAGACGGATGGATTCGAACCACCGCGCTTTTTAGGGGCGAGATTTACAGTCTCGTGCAATCAACCACTCTGCCACGTCTCCATATTTGGTGGACCGACGGGGAATCGAACCCCGACCCGAGGCTTGCAAAGCCACTGTGCTCCCGTTATCACTATCAGCCCAAATTTTGGCGTCTCGCCAGGGAGTCGGACCCCGGCCCTCAGTTTTGGAGACTGATGTGCTACCGTAACACTTGCGAGACATAATTCAAACACACTGTTTCCAATGTGTGTATTAAAACATTCTAAACTACTTAGGCTGCCTGTTCGTAAAGAATGTTTTAATACGCTCGGATTTTTTTATGTACAAGAACATAAGCCATCCCCGAGGCCGCCCATTTGTAGTTGAGAGTGATACAGGCTCGCGTTGCCGTTGCACTAAATGAAAAACCCAGGGTTTTTACGCCTGGGTCCTTGGGTAAGATACGGTTGTATACTACTTAGGACCCTCTGCCTCCTGGAATGCTATTCATGCGACCATAGGCGTGTGACCAAACTGGTGTCTGGGCAAACTTGGGTAGCAGTGAACAGTATTGTGTTTTCATCTTAAGTCCTATTGTACAGTATTTACCTTTTGAGGTCAACCACTGTGTTCGAGTTATTTAGCTTTTTGGCAAAATTGGTTGCGGGGGAAGGACTCGAACCTCCGTCTTCTAGGTTATGAGCCTAGCGGTCTACCACTGACGTACCCCGCGATTGAGTTATTTATAGTCAAGCACCGAGAGATGCCCAATTTATGCGTCCTCTGCTAAGAGTGCAAAAGCCGATGGCAGTTATATCAGGATCAGTCGCCGGCCGCTGTGACCCGAATAGTGATTGATCAGATCACGATACCCTTATCGATGCTTGACTATAAAAACTAAAATGCTCTGCATCCCCCGGCGGTAATTGTAGTGCATCATCTCTTGGATTTCTCCGCAATTCTCACACACCTTCCACCCGCTTCCCGACAGGGACCGTTTACGCATTGCCAGCGGCCTTTCGGTAAAAAGACTACCACCCTTGAGTTACGAACTCACTTCTCCTTCGTACGGGTCGTACTAGCCCAGCGTTACCCGGGCGGGTTCTTTCTCAAACGCCAGCGTTCTTTTGTGGCGTCTGATATTTTTTTCTTTTGTTCCTCGGACATTGTCCTTGGTCTTGTGTTCCAAGATTTCTTTGTCGTCTCGCTTAACTTTTGTCTAACTTCTTTGGTATGATTGTTTGGGTAATCACGATTTTTATTTGCTTTGCTTATTTTTTGTCTAGTTTTTTTACTAGTGGTTTTACCTCTTTTTGAACTACCTTTTTTCCAATTAGTTTCTGGTGAAGTTCCTGCAGACCCCTCGCCGCCATTGGTCATATTTTTTAATATGCCTGTGCCTAAATCTTGTCTTCCATACTTTGAAATCAACTCAGTTTCTAAATTAAATGCTTTGGGTTCATCTAAATCTTCATACAGCAACACTATTCGTTTGTAATCAGATGGAGTATGAACCCCCTTTCCGTTAGAACGATGTTGCTCCCAGGCACGTCTTTCTTTACCTTTACCAATGTAGTAGGGAGTTCCGTCTTCTCTCAAATAGGCATAAACATAGTATTCTTTCATACTATTATTTATGCCAAGCGGGTCATACTACTAATCTGCGGGTCACAGTATCCGCTAACCAAGCGGAACGTCAGGGAGAAGCCACGGTTGCAGGACCTAATGCTCCGAAGAGGAAGTGTCCAGGCGGTGCGGCTTCAAAACTTTTTAATTATCTTCATCAGCATCTGGGTCATAGGTCCAACGGCCAGTGTCATGTGTGTAACCCTTGAGGGTTCCAACCACAAACTCACCTTCATTGACCACAAACACATTATAATCTTCTCGGCGCACTTCTTTGTTAGTGGGAGGCGAACGCCTGCCATTAGTATCTGACAGCAAGGGTTTCACTCTCACTGTGGTGCTGTTTTCGTAGATCTTTACAATACGACCAAACACGATTCGGCCGTTTTCACTATAAATCACCACTGCATCAGGTTTCAGTGCTGTGCCCATGATATCTTTGCGCGAAGCTTTCATACAACTCCTTGAAAAAACTTGATTGTCGTTGTGGGTTTTTACCACACCTGAACCTTGTTCCACCGCTATTGCACTAGAATACTAGTGTTGCCTTTCGGCATAGACTTATGTGGCGATCCCATGCATTCTCATTACACTATGACAAAACTTGGTGGACTTCGTTGGAATCGAACCAACGCCTCCGAAGGATTATATCCCACGGCGTACTTCCCAGCTAATACATGAAGTCCATAAACTTGGCGGTCTTAGGGGGTAACGATCCCCACTCTTACGGCGTGACAAGCCGTCGTGCGTCCATGAACACTTTAAGACCAAATTAGGATAAGCTACTGGGTTCCACGCCAGCCCTTAATTGAGCAGTTACTCTGTCCATCCCTTTTATTCTAGCGTCTGTGTGCAGAGGGAACTGCCTATCAGATTCAGAGTATTTCACTCGCTAACGGTCTTCTGCCACCGGATCTCTATCGCTAATCAAACGCTACTTTAACGAAAGTAGTAACGGGATCTGGTAGAGCGTAGGGGAATCGAACCCCTCTTACAGGCGTGAAAGGCTTGTGTCCTAACCGATAGACGAACGCTCCATAGTTCACTATATGAAAACACATTAGGGAAGTTTTTGACACGCATCACCAACTTGCATCAAGACCTCATTACGGGCCTAGTAGTTCCGCCGCCTTCCTGGAGTTTGGTGTAGCCTTATCCCTCACGCTCGATGGTGTCTCGCGCTACTCTTAGGCCCTCCTGCTTCATGGGTATCCGGCTCGAATCAGCCTTTGTTCACCCCTAGCGGACTAGGTAACCCTAATGTGTTTACATATAGTGCCCAGAACTCAATCTGGGATCACTATACAAAATTAAATTTTTAACGAACCTCACTAACTAGTCTCGATCGACTGCGTTATTAGATTGGCTGGGACCTGCCCATTTAATGCCGCTTGCTCGACTTTTGCTTTCGCGTGTCTTGCGTTTTGCGGCAACCGCATTCTCTAACTTGTATCTAGTATAGCATCTTGTGCTTTACCGGTCAACTTGTTTTGTAAATGCCCCGCCTTGTTGCAGGGTCTTTACAAACTCGGCTGTTTCTCTAACTTGTGTCTAGTATAGCACCAATCCAATTATTGGTCTACTGCCATAAAAAAACCCGCCTACTTGGCGGGTCTTTGTTGATGTATACTTTTGTTTACAAACAAAGACCCAGAGGCGTATCCTCCCCACGTTCTTGTGTGGTGGCTGCACGATTCACGGTAATGACAACTTGTGTTTTCATGTTGTTAGTATAACTTGGTTTTTTATTTATGTCAACCTTTACAATCCCGGATAAAAACTTTGATAGAAATCTGGAATGCTTTGACTGTGTTCTGATCGCAAACTGTATGTGTCACGGAACCAATTGAAAAATATCATAGCCTGTTGCTCGGTAAATTTATCAATGTGTAACTTGCACCGGTCAACTGGCAACTCTATGCCATAATAGATAGCTTGATTGATGTAAGCGTTATTCATCCACATTCGGTCAGAATTGGCAGTTGTTCCTGGACTGTTGCGTTGGTCTGGATCAAGTGCTAACTCAATCAATCGTTCTTTGGTGCCAAATTTTACAGCAGCCTCTTTCATCAATTGCCAGTACTCGCTGTCGTTACGAGTGGCAAGATGCATGGCACATTGTATGCGCCAAACAATAAATTTATTGGTATTCGATACCATAAAATTATAACGATCCCGCCAATCAAAAGTTCTTTCAGCATCGCCGTTGATATAGTCGATTAGCCGTTGAACATATCGTAAAGTAGCAGAAAAACTATTGGCATCAAATGCTTCACTGATACCACTACTCAGGCCCAATGCAATACAATTGCCTACAAAGGAATTTTTGTAGTATCCTGGTTCCCATTTGAGTCGTTTGAAATTAATGTCAGTGTATCCGGTTTTTTCAACAAATTCACCAATCAACTGATCTTCCTTGTTGAAGATACGTGAATTAAACAAATAGCCGTTGCCATTGCGGCCTTGTGTAGGAATACAAAAACGCCATCCGTGTTTCATGCCACACAAAAGAGTTTCTGCATTGTATTCTGAATAGCTTTTGAATTTGTGTTGACCTACCATGGCCGAATCATTGAAATATTCATCCAATGGTTCAAATTCATAATCCATTTGTTTACAGAGCAGTCTACTGAATCCGCTTGCATCAATATACAAGTCAGCATGGAATTTTTCTTCGTTGTCCAACAACAAATATTCAATATTGCCATCGCTGTCTAACACAGGAGTTCGCACACGTTGAGCAATGAGATTCACTCCTGCCGGCCGTCCCACAGATTCCCACACTATGTCTGCAATACGTCCAACATTAATGTGATAAGCATATCCTCGATGATTGTTGGTTAACCATTGGCCTTGACTGTCAACGTGGAATTTTTGTTTTTTTGCAAACCACCAGTACTCACAAGCATACTGCTGTAAATCCACCAAATCAAATTGACCTTGACTGGCCAAGTGCAACAGCAGAGAATACACATTGGGCTCGTTGTTTTTTACTTGGTATTTGGGATCTCCGGCACTGTCCCATACTGATTTTGTCAATGCTCGCAGGCTTGGAGCAAATGGAGCACTAAAATAAAATTTTTTGTAATCTTCCTCATGCCAATTTTGCATGGCAACAGCATATTTGAATGTGGAGCCGCTGGGCTTGAGCCATTTGAATTCGTTGGTCAATCCAAGAGTGTTTTTAAAAAAAGATGGTGCGCCCCACCCCAGGCTTTCTCCCACGCCAATGGTCGGAGTTGCTGGATCGTAGATTATGGTAACATCAACATTTGTACAATTTTTTTTGAGTGCTGCCGCAGTCAAGTGCCCTGCTGCACCAGCACCAACAATGGCAATTTTTAAATTTTTTGGTTGGGTCATATCTACTATATATCAACAAAAAAAGGCCCTTATGGGCCTTTTGATTGAACACAGTCGTGATTAGAAACGGTGAACCATACCAACTGCAAATTGTCTAACATCAGTGCTGGTATTTGGGTTATCCACATGACGGTAAATCACTTGAGCCACAGTACGCTTGCTGAATGCATAGTCAAACCCAGCGTTGTATGCTCGAATGTCGCCAGCAACTGCACCAGTTTGTGAACCATAACTGGCTTTCACAGTTACTGGACCGCGAACGTTGTATGCGGCGCCAAGGCTGGTGCCCTTGGTGGTCACAGTGTTGGTAACATCTTCACTGTACAGCAGACCCAACTTAACACCCATAACATTGGTGCCAACACCAACCACGTCAGATTTGGCGGTGCCTAACTCATAGTGAGCAGCTGATAGGGTCACACCAGATAGAGCAGCGTTGACAGCATAACCAAATGCCTCACCGGCACCTGCGGCAGCAGTTTGCTGACGTTCAAAACTAACAGCAACATTTTGCATTGGATTTACTTGGGTAAACACACCATTGCTAAAACGCAAAGCACGTTGATTGTGAATGTCTGAGTTGATACTGCCGTAGAACGCATTAAACACATCAATGTTGGCAAGTGTGCCAAACACGCTGTGAGTTTTGCGACCTAGATCAATACTGCCCAACTTGCTGGACAAACCCACGGTTGATTGGCGATCACCAATCTGGCTGTCAGCAGCAGTGGGATCACTGGTGCGCAAACGAGTTTCAACAACCACATTGGCTTTCAAGCCGCCGCCTAAATCTTCAACAGATTTGAATGCAATGTTGTTGGTTGCTTCGGCACCAATGGTGCCCGCAGCATCAGCTGTGCCAGTTTTGCTGTTGTCAAAATATTGACCAATTTTACCCGAAATGGTAACTTGTGCGCTTGCAACACCAGCAACTGCCAGGGTCAAAGCAATGAGAACTTTCTTCATAAGTAATTTTTCCTTGTTAATGAAATGATCAAATGTCGATCATAGAGTAGTATATAGCATAAACACTGAGAATGTCAAAGAAAATGGCTACTTTCGCAGCCATTTTGGTGGTTTCTGTTACGAGGTATTTCCTACCCTAGCGGCCTTTATCAGGCTGCAACGCGAAACTGTGAGTCGTTTGCTTTTACTTTTTTTGCTTGATTTACGGTCATCGCCTACCGTGCTGTCCACTCTGTTACTTGTTGCCCTGTCGAAACTATGCAGGCCCATCATAAAGAAACTTGTTTGAGGTATTGCTCACCTTCACCAGTAACATACCAATACTCATCATCATTGACTATATATCCTGAATCTGCCAAACTATCCATAGCATTGTCAAATGCTCGGGTGCGTGACTCATCTTCTACATAGTCTAATCCTGACATGATGGCAGTATAGATTCCTTTTAGTATTAGAATTTTACCTAATCCTTTGCTTTGAAAGGTTGGATCTAACTCTACTAAACTTCTTCCACTATCTGCATCGTATTGAAACGTTCCTGCATACTGCCCGTCAACATTCATTTCAACACCAATAGTATTACTACCTTTTGTTGTGTTGAAACTTAGTTTTGAACCGGCAATCTCAGTAATACGCATCAAACTTCCTTATGGTGGACCTGGGGGGATTCGCACCCCCGTCCAGAACACTTTTCTCTTCACTTCATACAGCAATAACTTTTAAAAAGGTGCGCTAGGCTTTCGAGGTCCTGTTGCTTTGCCTTGATTTGCCTTGATGTCACTTCCAACTTTAACGTTTGGATTTTTAGTATTGATAGCTCTAGTCTGCCACGTGCCCGAATCAGGCGCACTTGGTATAGTGACAGGCATGCCTTTTTCAACGTCAGCACCAGAATGATATCCTGTACCAGGTTCTATAATTGAACCACTTAATGCACCTCTGCTTCGTCGCTGAGCCGTTGCAGGATCCATATCTTGTTTCTCGCCCGGAGCCGCAGCATATTTGGCCATGTTTTGATTGTATGTCCGGGCAGTTTGTAGTCCCTTGGCCACAAGATCTCTTTCTTCTGGGCTGACTGGACGCACCGCAGTGCCACCTGGGTTTACCATTACGCCGCGCACAGCTTCGTCCATGATGTCTGTATATTTGCGAAAAAATTCCGTACTCATAAAACTGTTCCTTTAAGTTATTATATATTTATTCTTTGGGCTTGTCAATCACTTTGGAGATGATGTCATACACTTGTGCGTATGCATCAGTAATTTTGTCCAACTGAGGCTCAGACACCAGTTCGTTTTCTTCCAGTTGAACTAGGTCTCGAGCCAGATTTTCTTGCAGTTTTTTTATTGGATTAAGCACAGCAGTATCATTATGATACTGTTATTTACCGGGCAATTGCTTGTTTTTTGTTACCAGTGCTGCCCAGAATCCGTCAATTTTAGCAAACTCAGAATCTAAGTCAGCTGGTTTGGTTTGAGCAGGAGTGCAATAAATCTGATTGCTGATGCGATTTACATCTTCTTGATTCACACTATTCATCAACTGCTTCCATGATTCTGTCAGTACAGGATCAAGTTTTTTGTTGGCAAAAATAAAGTAAGATCCCACCAATTTTTCTGTGCCTGCATAGCCTTGACTGACAAATGTAGGTATGTCTTTGATGGGTCGATTGCCAGTGACTCCTAGCACATTGATTGTTTTGGCCTCATACTGTCCCATCACATCACCGGGCAACGTCACAGTCATGTCAAGATGGCCGCCCATTACATCAGACAGCGCGGCTGTGGCAGTCTTGTATGGAACTGCTACCATGGTGGGATGTTGATGCGCAAACCACTGTTGGACCAAATGAGTGGTGCTGCCCAATCCCAATACACCCACGGTAATGGGCTTGTCTTTGGGCAGGTCTTTCATGCTTCGGAATTTCACACTGGCCAATGGATATTGAATATCACAAATGTGGCGAATAACACGCCAGTCATTTACATTGTAAGGTGTTGACTCAGCTATTTTGGGGTTGACAAAAAATGCAGCTGAATGTGCCAGCAGTGCCGGTGCGGGTGAATTGGCCACGGTGTTGATAGCCACGGTACCGCCTGCTCCAGTTGCAAAATCCAGCACAAATGTGTGTTGGGTTTGTTTGGCATTAGCCTGTTCAATTATGTTGCGATAAGGATTGGTTGCTGCAACTGGACCAAACGGCCATACCATTTTGACTGTTTCGCCTGCGGTGGCTGCAAACACAGTAAATACTGCCATCAAAGCAGTGAGAATTGTTTTTGACATTGATTTCTCCTAAAGTTATGTCGATAAGTTTAAGAGCTTGCAGAAATATTTCTGTTACGGAAGTCGGCGTTCTATGTGTATCACAACAGTAAAAGAGTCTTGCTACTCCGGGCGTCAACTGTGTTTCCGACGTCGGATGATCCCGGCGTTGCAGAAAATATTTATGTGCTCGTATTGACATTATACAAAAAAACAAATACAATTGCAACATGACTCCTTTCACATATTCTGGTGACCAATTTGGTTACTACACTGTTGGGCCCAATTTTAAAACTTATTCCAAACTGTTGGCCATTGAAGAAATGCGCCGCACCGGAACTCATCTTGAGTGGCACTTTAACAAACCCAGTTACGAGACATACGACTGGACTCGAGAACCCACAGAAAGCATCAAAGAACTCTATCGCAGGCGTGCTCAAGAAATACGCGATCAATATGACTATGTGGTGGTATGGTACTCAGGTGGTCCGGACAGTTGGTGTGTGCTTGACAGTTTTTTAGAAAACGGTATCAAAGTTGATGAAATTGGGCAGTTTCACAGTTACCAAGCAGATGGTGACCGACACAGCAATTTCAATGAAGAAATTTTCTACACCGCTGTGCCAAAAACAAAACAAATACTGGAACAGCATCCATACATCAATCACAGGATTGTTGATATCAGTCAGATGATGATTGACGTTTATCAACGCCCTGACGTGATGTTTGATTACCTTTACAACATCAAAGCCATGGCATCGGCAAACAGTCTTGCTAGAGCCTATCTTAGAGATTACATTCCTGATTATCAACGCATAATGGATTCAGGCAAAAAAATGTGTTTTGTTTGGGGTACAGAAAAACCCAGAGTTGTTGTTAAAAACAATCAGTATCACACCATGTTCATTGATGGGTTTAGCGACACCAACATCAGAATTCAAAATCTTGCTGACCAAGGCTACTATGATGAATGGTTTTTTTGGGGACCAACAACCATGGACCTGATTGCCAAACAGTGTCACATGATCAAACGTGTGTTGGAAACAGAACAGGCAGGATCAGCATGGCTGACAGAGGAAAACAGGTACACTCACATACCCAAGAGTCGACAAACTGGACTGTACATGAAAAATGACTGCTATCATACCTTGGTATATCCAGGATGGGATCCTACCACCCTGGTAGCGGCCAAACCTAAAAATATTTTGCTAAGTGAAAGAGATGATTGGTTTTGGAAAAGCAGTCCAGATCTAATTCCCAGCTTGCGTTATGCTCGCGGTGGCCTGAGAGATCTAGTGACAAGACTGGGTCCTTACTGGATGAACAATCCCAAAAAAATATCCAAAGGAATCAAAGGATGCGTTAACACTTACCCCCTTGAAAGGTCAGTGTAAGGTTCTGATGTTTTTAACCAAGTCAGGAGAGAACCAATACTTGGTTTTGTAATAGGACATCAAGGATCGTTTTTTCAGAATCTGCTGTTGTTCAGCACTCAGTTCCACAATTTTAACTCCGCGTTCAACAGCAGTTTTTTCAAACTGTTCGGCATCTTGAATACTCCAATCACGCTCTAATGTGGCTACTTTTTTGGCAGCATCCATAAACGCCTGTTGTTGCGTGGCATTCAACTGATTCCAAAAAAGATCACTGACCAACATTGTGGTCATGAACATGCTGTGATTGGTTTTGAGAATGTGTTTGCCATCAAATCTGAGATAGGTTGTTTCAATTGCATCCGCAATGCCTTGACCAATTGGATCTGTTTTCTTCCACAAACTAGGCGGAATGACCACAGTAGGAACATCCATGCTGTTAAGCGTGTGGCCGATGCTGGTGTTGTTTTCGACCACAACCTTGAGACCTTGCAGGTCATCCAAACTTGAGATTGGCTTGTTGCTGCCAATCACTCGATACCCGCCCGAATAGGTAAACCCCAGGCCACGCACATCAGTTTCAGCAGTGAGTTTGGCACAAAGAGCTTGACCAATTTCACCATCTACCACACGGCTCACATGATCATGATCTTCAAACAAAAATGGCAGGTCCAGTACATTAAAATCAGCACAAATATCGCCTACTCGGTTCACTTGAATTTGACTCATTTCCACTGCACCGTTTTTAAGTGCTTGCCAAAACGCAGATAGGCCTTGTTGTATAGAAACTTGTGATTGATCGGTATGATCAAATGAATTTAACCCATCAAGATTTTGTATCTCTCCATATTTTTCAGCATATTCAGGATAGGTCAAAATTTCAATGGCTATTTGGCCAGGAATAGTGCTGTCAAGTTCACGTTGAAATGCTCGGGCTGTGCGCACAAACAGTTCTTGTGGTTGATGGGCTATGAGCCATCTTAGGGTTATGGGGGTGGTCATTGAGATCTCCAAATGTGGGCAGTTTATATGCCTGCAATTATTTATGTAAATTGATAGAGTTGTGTCAAACTCTAAATCTATTTATACAAACTCACTCAGAATCTACGGGTATCCATCCTAGTTTAAAAAAGTCTTCCTGAATTTCGTCTGTGACTGTGCCTTCGGGCACAAAAGTCAAAGGAGGTTCGTAATCGATACCTTGTTCTCCACGAATGCCCGAACAGTACCAATCAATGTAGTCACCTTGTTCACGCATGTCAGCCACAATGCCGCCGGCATATCGCCAACTGCAACCCCAGTGTTCGCCCTTTAACAAGGGCCATACTTCGTTCTTTTGCCAGTCTTGATTGCACAAGGCTGCATAGATGTTTTGAGCGTAGGCATCACTAGCCTTGGCTTTGTCGCAAATCCACTTGGTACTACGCAGGTCGTATTCAAGGTTGTTTTCTCGCCACCGTTCATCGGTTTCCTTGGCAAGATCATGTGTCTTGGCATTTTTGTACGTGTCCAAGTAATCCTGGTTGGGCTCTTCGCCAGTTTCTTCACAGCGTTTGATATAGTTTTCTGCTTGAAAGGTGTGACGTTCTTTGCTACGATTCATAGTTGTATTTGGTTGGTACCAGAGACGGGACTCGAACCCGTATGCCCTTGCGAGCGGGAGATTTTAAATCTCCAGAGTATACCATTTCTCCACTCTGGCAATATGTTATTTACTACATGGTCCGGCGTAGTGGAATCGAACCACTATTATCTCTTTAGAAGAAAGATGTCCTATCCGTTGAACGAACGCCAGTGTTTGGTGGGCCAACTTGGAATTGAACCAAGACTCGACCGATTATGAGTCGGTTGCTTTACCATTAAGCTATTGGCCCTGTGCTAGATTGTAGCAGAAATTTTATTTAGTGTCAACTGAATCTGCTTCCATTTCGGCAATCAGCAGATCAGCAAATTGCTGGCAAAAGACGGAGAACCAAAGTTCCGTCATGACTTCTTCCGGGGCACCGGCGGCCCGCACAATGCGTTCAAGTTCAGTGTTCATAGCCACCTATGTGCAGTATATTGATTTAAGAAACGTTGACTTGAGTGATGATGTGGCAAATGTTTATTGCAAAAACTTTTGTATGCTTGTTCCCATTTCTTTTGTACAGGTGCAGGTGCATGACAAGCCAAATAATGCAATTGCCCAAATATACGACCAATACTGATTTGATTGGGCTTCCATCCTGCTGGATACCAGCGAGTGCGAGGTTGCCAGTTGTAGTTCACCCAGAGACCCTTTCGGCGTTCTTTTATCATGTACTTTTTAGATATTGGTTGTGGTCTAAATCGATTCATTCTTCAACTTCCTCTACGGGTTGATCGGGGATATTTTCTGTATCACCATCTTGTGCAGGTACAAAGCCCATGCCTAACATTGTTTCAGTTTCAAAAGGCGTGCAGTGAGGACGAAACACAAACAGTCTACAAGTGAGATTATCTTGGCTGTAGTAAATCCTATATCGCACCTGTTCCACGCCCAAAGTGTCAGCCAGTTCCTGCGATGAGAATGCGTCAGGCCAAGACTCGTTCACACTGGCCCGGGTCTTTTCAAAGTAAAAATCCTGCATGTGCTGTATGGCCGCTGCCTTGGCGTCCGCTAACATTTGCTCACACCATGCAATCTTGCGGTCCAGCATTTCTGTTGTGATTTCATTGGTCATTCTTTAACTCCGAAACGTTCTAATAAACATTCACTGTGATGGACGGATCCATCAGCATCATCCAACGCACAGATACATTCATGAATAATCAACTCGGCGAGCTTTTCTGTGTAATATCTTGGATACTGATCGTAATCCGCACCTTCATCTATCAGTTCGCCAGCATAGATTTCAGCCTGTTCAGCAAGTCGTTTAATTCGTTCGTTCATTTTCCAACTCCGAAATGTATTTTAATCCACCGGTTAATCTCCGTTAATACCTCTTCGGTAACATCTTTGACCTCACCTGTTGGAACACAAGGTTCACATTCCCAAGTGCAGATTGTTTTACTTTTTTTTCCATCTTGCTCGACCACAACCGATAGTTTCATCATTCAACTCCGAAATATTTTTTGATAGCATTAATATGATAGTCTTCGTTGTAGCCACCGACATTTTTTACGGCCTGGATACATTCCTTAACAATCAACTCGGCGAAATATCCAATAGATTCTTCATCTTTGTTTAAGAATCCAGCCTGTTCAGCCAGTAGTTTAATTCGTTCGTTCATATCATATCCTTAAACAATTCTTTGAATGTGATTGCCTTGCCTGTGGTATAAACAATGTCAAAACTATCATTGGTAATGTGATATTTGTTTCTGTCACAATTCACATACTCACCTTTAGCATCAGTATATACCTGACGCATTTGTGTAAAGGTACTATCCACAACACCGTCGAGCATAACACGGGTGGTAATTTTACGCTTGTTCATTTTTTAGCCCAAGCAATATAACCACCGTTGGTGCCACTCCACGGACAATATTGTTCCCATAGTGCCGTGGCTGTTTCGGGATTTTCTTTCATGAGTTTATCCACGGCGGGCCTCATTGGATATCCAGCATGACTCCAGTCATGATTTTTTAGTGCAGTTTCAAGTTCGTTCATCACACTCTCCAAATTTCTTCAAAACCTTCTGACAAGTCGGGCTCTTCCCAGTCCTCAATCATTCGAGCAATAACATCGGGTGGGATTGTTTTGCCCGGACGGCTGGCCAATCTTCGTGCCAACTCCTCTGGCTCGGGCGTGGCAAATACCACAGCAATGGCCGAGTATTCCGGCAACATGCGAAACTTTCGAGCACGGCTGGCCCGAGTGGTGCTGGTCTGATCCCAGATGATGTCGTTACCATTGGCCTGGGCCACAAGTGCATGGTTGGTCATCATGCGAACAGCGATGGGCATGTATTCTTCAAACACTTCACTATAAGTCTTGCCTTCTCGCTTGGCATGATCTTCCACCCACGGGTCTGTGCTGACCACACTCAAGCCCAAGGCCCAGGTCTGGTCTTTGATCCAGGTGCTTTTGCCTGATCCTGGCACTCCCACCAACATGTATAACTTAGGCACCTTCAACTCCAAAATGTTCTTTGGTTATTTTAGCACATTCTTCAATAACCAACTTGGTGTATTTCTCCAATTGTGCAGGGGTAAGCATGGCCGATCCATAAGGTGCAGCCTTGACTACATCAACAGGTTGATTACGGGCTTGAGCCAATAGTTCAAACATTTTATCATTCATTTCAAATCTCCACGCAAGGTGTGCCACATCTTAGGATCGGTGCCCAAGTAGATGCGATACTTTTGATAATTGCGCCATTGGCTCAGTCTGTTCACGCCACGCTCAACCCAGTCAAACATGGCACTACGGAACCACAGCGGATTTACAATGGCCACAACAAGTGCTGCCGCCACAGGCACAATCAGCACAGCCACAACCACCCAGTGAAAGGTCATTGCACGATAATAACGGCCACCACCGGGCACCAGTTCAATTTCTTTACTCATGTTGCGTTTACCTTTGCCAAAAATTCGCGGCATGCGGCTTCGGTGCGCTTGGTCACCACTACCTTGCCACCCCAGAAGCCTACGTATAGACTACGGTGCTCCACAAACTTCACTTCGCCGTCCGCACCAGTGTGCTTTTGACGAGCCGCTGGCTTTGCAGGTGCGGCCTTTTTTGCCGGAGCCTTTGGCACTACTGCCACCACAGGCTTTGCTGCCACTGCCTTTGCAGGTGCAGGTACTTTCAACGGTGTGGGTGCAAAGCCATGCTTGGCATCATAGCGGGCTATGGCTTTCTCATCCATGCCCCATGTTGCCAGCAGTCGTTTGACTTCAGTGCCGGGCAGTTGATTCCAATGTATGATAGGGTCAGTCCAGTTAGTCATTTGGGGCTCCTTTGTTGCTAAGTGTTAATTATAGCAAAACGGTGATTATTGGTCAACCGTTTTGCTTCACACGCACATCGGTGTTCAACGCAGGTGCATACTTTTGTATTAACTCGCGCTCCAACTTGTGTGCGGCATCTTTGCCACGCACAATGTCGATGATGGTGTAGTTGATAGCCGACTCGCCAGCGGCACGAATTGCTTCGTACAGGTTCCAGGCTTTGTCTTCAGTGCGGCTACGGTAGATGTGTTTGTTCACACGGCTACGGAGCGACATCGTGATTGTGCGCTGGGTTTTGGCGGTAATACCAATGTAGTACTCGAATCCAATTTGGATACAGTACACAATGTGGCTGCGATCAATACGTTTCTTTCTCATCATGCATGTATTATAGCATTTTGGGCATTTGGAGTCAACCGAAAGATACCACTACAAAAGTGTTACTTTATGCAACCCTAAAAAGTAGTACTTTTTGCTATTTTGGCTCAGGGGCAAAACTGTTGCTAAGTACCCACATGACGGTTGACTTATATCACAACATTTATACCAGCGAAGTGTTTGAAAAAACACAATGTATATGGCATGAAAATGTCATGATGGATTTCTTTCGCAGCCAACTGATCAGCCTTGGATATACACCTGCTAATGACAGCAGAAAAGTCTGGCGTCGCGGAGAACAAACTGTGGTGGTATGCCTGGCAGATGACTTTGCCACCTGCGGCCCAATGGACCAGATACTGCCCATGGCACAGATGTTTGATAGAAAAACTGTGGTGATCACAGACAATCAAGTTAATTCTCCCACACAGTATCAAGTGACACAGTTGCCACAATCATATTTTGGAATTTATAACTATACACCGTCCATCATTGAATGGGCTCCTGAACGTAGATTTAGTTTTTCAGTCAATCGCATTGATACCAAACGCATGACATTGTTTCTTGAACTAATAACTCGTGCCACCAAGCCTGATCCTAGAAATTGTGGCGACATAGTGTATCCATTGTTGTTGGACCTTGATAGAGATTTTGTTAATTTTAATTGTTGGGCCTGGGGCAGTAGCAACGATTCAGCAGAGGCATTACAGCAAAATTTTACAGAGGCAATAGAATTTATTCCAGACAACCTCAAAAAAATATATCAAAAAACCCACAAAGAAATGTTGCATAAAATGCCTTACCGCAATCACACCAAGACTCTTGAACAACTGCATTCGCATGCCTGGATGAACATGATTGTGGAAACATATTCGGGTGATACTGTAATAGCACTAAGTGAAAAATTATTTAGAGCATTGGTCACACCAGTGCCGTGGATTGTGTATGGAGGCCGCTACACCGTAGCATATCTTCGCCAAATGGGGTTTGATGTCATGGATGATTTAGTTGCTCACAATTATGATTATGAACTTGAAAAAGAAACTGGAGAATTTGGGGACAAAATGGTAGATTTTGTGCGTGAAGGACATGATGCTGTTGAACAGTTCAAAACCATGCCCTGGAATGAACTGTGTCAACGCTGTGAACAGGCCGCACAACACAACCAAAATTTGTTGGCGCAGATGCAGTCTAATTGGCCCAGTGATTTTGCCAAATGGCTCCCAGGCGTGATTGAAAAAATAAAATAATGTGTGGTGTACTGTTTGTGAAAAGTCAGCGGCCTCTTGGCCTTGACCTACACCTACAGGCAGTTGATAAGATACACGCCCGTGGCCCAGACTTTACGCATTACCAACATCACAACAATATTTTTATAGCACAAACTGTGCTACACATTACCGGAGAAGATGAGTTTTACCATCGTCCTCGATCAGACTTCCTGGCCTACAATGGCGAAGTATACAACTATCGTTGGTTTGGCAAGCACAGTACAGACACCGAATTGGTTTATCGCACAGTACGAGAACAAAACTACAAAAAGTTTCCTTACTTTGAAGGACCATGGGCTTGGGTTTATACTGACTTTGAGACGGTGAGATTTGCTACAGATCCACAGGGCGAACGCTGTTTGTATCGATACCAAGATGATGACATTTTGATTGTGAGCAGTGAAGTGTCGGCAATTTTGTGCTATGTCCAACCCCAAGTTCAAGTCGACGCTTGGAGTCAAAAACATTGGCCCACCATACAACACACACCTTACCAGGGCATCGAACGCTGTGAGCCAGGTCGATTGTATACCGAAACTGGTGCAAGTTTTCAACTTGACAGCATATTTGACTGGGGTCTCAATCCACAGTCCATGAGTGAATCAGAAGCACAAGAAGAATTTGATTGGATATTTGACAAAGTCATAGCGGACATGCGCCCTGCGGAACCTGCAGGATTGACCTTCAGTGGTGGTGTGGACTCTGGTATCATACTGGCTGCCATGCCCGAGTTTGCAGGATTGTATACCACAGTGTGTGAAGGCAAAGACAGTGTGAGCTCAAGAATTAGAGAGTTTTTGACTGATCAACAATGTCAACGACTTGTTGAGTTGCCTATGACTGAACGTGACTGGGCACAAGACTATATTGACATCATACAATGCACTCAAATGCCTGTGCAAAGTTGGAGTTTTGTAGGTCAATGGCACATTGCTCATCACTGTCAACAACGCATCTTGTTTACTGGCATAGCCGCTGATGAACTGTTTGGTGGATACGGTCAATACCAAAACATGCAATTTACTACAGACACATCTGCAAGTCCTTACAGTCGATTTGATCCATCTGACACAGCCAGCCAGCATCTTTGGAATCAATGTGTGTCTGCGTCACAAGGTCATGCAGGTGCTGCCACCTTGTTAATGGATTATCTTGTGCAGATCACAGCAGTTGATGCACGAGGTGTGGATACCATGACCATGGCACACAGTATAGAACCGCGTTCGCCTTTTATGCATCCTAAGATTGTAAAGTTTGCTCTCAACTTGCCTTGGCCGTTGCGGCAAGGCAAGCCCTTGTTACAAAACAGATTTTTGCGGAAATGGTCCAAAGATTTGCTGTTGCCCAAACAAGGATTTGCAGGGCATTGCAACGACAGTTTGCCTTGGATGGGAGTAAATGTGCCTGCGTCGCTTGATCGATCTGCACAGTGGAAGCAAATTCAATCAGTTACTTTTTTACAATATTGTGATATTGATTCCAATCAACCAACGCATCAAACCATTCAGGAGTGATGTTGATTCCTGGGTGTGTTCGAGCATAGGCCACAAAGGCTGCCACACAATCTGATTCGCTGGGTGTGACCCATCTGGTTTGGTCACTGTTGTATTCGTACCAATACATACCAAATGGTGCGGTAGGATCTGTCAGCCTAAAAGTAAACAACTGCCCATGTCTCGCACCACACAATTTAGCAAACTGATCCAACGTGTTCACAGGTTCTAAATGCTGGTATTGATTGGCTCTGTTGACATGTGTGCTTATGAATGCAGGGACAGTTTTAATTTCGGATATGCGTTCCAAACATCGCAATCTGCTATCTCCAGTGCCGGGAATTAGTGTGCTGTCTTGGTCTAATAACAACCAAGGTTTCACAATGCCTTGTGCTCGGATATCATGAATCCAAAGATTTAGCTTGACCAAGTTGGCAATGTCGTAGTGGTTGCGTGGGTCGGCTGCAAATCCATCTATGCCGTCGTGATTGAGCCATTCCATGGCCCATCTACACAGTTCGCCAAGCCTTTGGTTTGTTGGTAAATTTTGAAATTCCGCATGTGGGTTCCAAAATAAACAATGTGCGCCATTATGCAGACTGTCTTGAACAGGATCTTGTGGACCAGGCCAGTGTGCTTCAACTAAGGGATTATTCCAGTACATAGATCTACTTAGTAAATACTCCTGTGAACTATGCTGAATTAATTGCTTGCACTTTTCAACAGTTGGGCATAGACCTTATAGCCGAATACAACTGTTTCCAACCTCCTTACAACTCACACTCTGGATGGCCTTTGCGGTTGCCTGACGTTGAATTTGGTCCACGCACCTTGGTATTACTACACTTTCAAGATTTTGTTACTCCGGGGCTGGCAGAAATAGCACAAGTTGAAGCACACTATGGTCAGTATGCTAATCAGGTAGTGATAACGTATTGGAGCCATGGTCTAGACCAGTTGTACTCTGGACCCGTCAATCTCATCGAATTTAGCAATCACAATCTAGCAACCTGCCAATCAATTGCCAAAAGACAATCAGAGTGGCTGCCATACTTCGATCAACTGCGCACTATGTCGTGGCAATGTTTGAATGGTCGTGAATGCGCACACCGCCAGCGAGTGGCTGATGTTCTTCAAACGTGGCCCAATGGTGTGTTAAGTTATGGCAATCAAATTGCATTACCTGAGTGGGCGTATTCAACATATAGTGGCACAGAAAACGATGAAAACTTTGTGCGACTATCACCATTGTATTCTCAATGTGCTGTGAACATTGTGACAGAAACACAATATGATGCCAGACCAGGCATAGTTACTGAAAAAACTTTACAAGCAATGATTGCTGGACAGGTGCCTGTTGTGATTGGGCATCCAGGCATTGTGCAAGATTGTCAAGAACTAGGATTTGATATGTTTGAAGATTTAGTAGACTTATCATATGACTGGTTGCCAAATGACCAACGAGCCGAGGCTGCCTTAGAACTCAATCGAGAGTTAATACTAGGCAATTGTGATCTCACACCATATCAACAACGATTAAAACGTCAGCAAAATTTTGTTCTTGATGCGTACCCTAAATGGATACGAGCAAACTTTGTGCGTCAAGCACAATCATGTGCGACTCAAAAAGGTCAACCACTTTTCTAGATCGCCGTACATGGCCAACATCATTGCTTGTTTGCTACCAAACAAAACGATCTGCGGGTTTTTGCCAATCTTGATATAGTAAGGGCAATCTAATTTTTTATCTAAAATTAGCAGATGTCTAGCAATAGCACTCAAGTTGGTCGGAACAGCAAACCAATATGTTTCTAAATCACAAGTACCAATGGCCATGAATCCAGCATTGGTTAGTCTAAATCCTCCGCCATCTCTAAAATTCATCCACCATGCCTTGCAAGCTTCATCATAGGTCAGTCGATCATCTTCAGGAAGACCTGCCAATATGTATTCAGTAATTTGTTGTTTAGTTAGCATTGGGGTACACAGTGTCCCCAGACTTTAAAAGCACCACTGAAAACTTTGTGGTCTGAAACTGTGTGTTAAGTTTGCGAGCTAGATTTTTAGCATGCCCAGGATTAGAAAAACTTACTTTTTTGTACTTGGGTCCAGGATACTGGGTCAGCATGTTTGAAGTTTTTAAGTTGATCGGTTTGTTGTCGTAAAAAACTGCCCACACGCCTTCCGAGGCCAATACTTGCTCGGTCTTGTAGGTTTGTTTGTTGGTGATTTCAATTAGCACCTGTGGCTTAGGTCTTGACATAGATAAACTCCATGTTTATTTATCCCAATAACTATGTAGATTTGAAACTGCCACCTGACAAAACCACCTCAATTGGCTCATTTACAGAGGTCTGTTGTTGGCGTGATTGCTCTAGTGCCAACAACAGTTTGGTTATATCACCATGCAAGTCCTTGGCATCACGCATGGGCATAACAAGATCTTTTTGGCCGCGGCTTTCTGCTGCCTTGATTGAGTCAATAAACCGATTGATGTGCAAACTCATCGCAGGTATTGTTTCAAGTTAGGTGGCTGCCATCCTTCAGGTTTGAGAATTTTGCCATCTTCTCTACGCAACACAACACCAGTTCCTGCATCTATTTTGGCCATGTTTGAGCCATGCACTTCTTTCCAGGCACCTTCTGTGTCTACGCCAATTGAGTGCAATGCACCAATGGTCACAACTAGAATGTCAATTAGTGCATCAACATCATCTTCTCTAGTGGTCGAATCTTCTAATTCTTGTACTTCTTCTTTGATAAGAGTGTAATATAATTTATACTGTTCGACGTTTTCAATACCAGTAGTTTGGCCTGATGCCAACATAAACATTTGGTGGTCTTTAAATGGATTCATTTGCTTGTTCCTTTGTGTAAAATGGTCCTTGATACTTATATCGTTCTAGTGCGATCAATTTGGGATTACGCACAACTTTCCATGCACGATGTTGTTTTACTGTGTACCAACCGGCTGCAAACCACGACTTGGAATTTTCTTGTTTGGTAAACAGTGGCAATTTTAACCGCACGTTCCACAATCCGTTGTGGGCCTTGCACCCAGTTTCGTATCCATGCACTGAGTCATTTGGCGTTGCTGTGACTGTTTCGGGAGGTTCAAATGTGATGTCGATCACTTCTCTAACCATGGGCATGGTTTTGTAATTGGATATTTGATTTTGTATTTTTACAACATACCCATCTGCACTGGCTTCAATGTTGCCAATCTTTTGATTGTTTTGTTTGAGAATCCAGTATTGGTTGTCAATTACTGGTTTTGCTACGATCATTTTAAGACTCCTTGATATGTTTGATTCAGCCAGCGACCAATTGGTTCAGCTTGGTCACTCAACTTGGTAAGTTCATACTTGCCGCAAAATTTAAGAAAGTGTGCGCCCACCATGCCCGTGTCTTTGTTACTGACTTGTTCACAAATCACAGCGTCCACAACATCTTTCACTGCTTGTGGTTGTGCTGTGAGATCGATCAGCGTGACATTGCGTTCGTAATCTGTCAGCACCTTGTGTTCAACTTGTTCATGGTCAGACCAACGTTGCAACATGAGATTGTTCCAAGAATAGCCTTTCTTGTCTCGATCCTCAAAGGCTTCTGTAAGTCCCACTTGATTCTTGGTGCCTTTCACACGCACACCTGGATAAGCCGAAAACACATTGTCGCCAGGATCGCCACGCATGCACTTCAAGAACAATACCCATTTCTGATAATCAGTCGGAGCCACAAAGCTCCGGTCAGCTTTGCCTACTTTGATCTTTGAATTGCTTTCGATTGTAAAACTCAATTGGTTACCTTTGGCATCTGTTACGCCATCAACACTGAACAGGTGATCGTTTATACCGTTGTATAATTGACAATTGGGTGCAACCAACTGAACGAAGTCTGAATCACTGCTGACAATAATATGTTCATCTTGGGGGTGTAATGCAATCCAGCGGCCTATGATATCGTCCGCTTCTGCTGTTGCGCAACGAATTACGCTACAATTTGTTTTCTCAGACAAGTATTTAGTCAGCTCATCATAGGTTTCCCAAAACAACTTGTCCTCTTCTGCTTCAGTTTCACTCATGGCACCGCGGGCCACAGCACGATTGGCTTTGTAGGGTTTGTAGTGGTCCTTGCGCCAACTGCGTCCCTCCAGTGCGAAAACCACGTGATCCACACCAAAACGTCTAGCTACCTTGTTGGCGCTCATCATGGTCAAGTGTAACGCAAAGCCCAATTTGGTCCATGTATCGCTGGCCCTGTGTGCTGAGTGTCGGGCACGGAAAAACATGTTGGCAGTATCAATCAGTAGATATTTCATTAGGGCGGTCCAGAAGTTTGTGTTGTTTCATGTATTGTAACACATATTTGGACCAAAAGCTATGGCCGTTGGCTCCAAAGTGATAACTTTTGGGATTCACGTGTTCGAATCCGTTGTTTTTTAATACAGCGTTCCAACTGTGTTCTCTTGAGTAAGGTTGGATATAGTGATTTTGCCAATCTCTTTGATTTGGTATGTCATTGAATGTGCTGTTGCCACTGTAGAACAAATGCCGCACATTGAGATCCTTTAGTCGGCAGTGTAGATGCCATATTTTGTTGTGCCATTCATTTGTTTTTTGAGCCCAATCCACATCCACAATATACTGACGATATCTAAATTCAAGCTCTGGTGGCACCATATCTACTCCACTAGCGTTTACTTGATAGTATTGGCCTTCATGCACCCATTCTTCTCGTTCCCAAGTGGTCCATTGAATCACCATCACAGTATTATACAAACGATCGTAGTTTTTTTGCATCCAATCTGTGGTGGTACGCAATATACGATCATTGCTGGCTGCTGTTTCGGCATCACAGTAAAATTCAGTGTTGAGCATTCGGCTCAGATGCCGCCCCCAACTGGCTTCCAAGTTGATTGGATGAGGCCTGCGGTCAATGCCATACCGTCCATCATCCACAGCAAAACAATCAGGCACCACTGCTTCGGCAGCCGCTGTATGGCTGCAACCATTCACGTACAATATCATCGCTTGAGCAATACTTTTTCTGTTTCGGCTGCCACCACACGCTTGCGCAAACTTGAACTTGAGAACGAGTGATCTCTGCCGTTGAACACAATCTCAATGCCACGATTATAACACTCATCACGACCGGTAAAGTCTTTGTCACAATACTCTACACCCAGCACCCGAACATCCAAGGGCAGGATCAATAGAAGGTCACAGAGATCCTGTTCGGTTTGGTACACAACAACTTCATCAACGTAACGGCATGCAGCCAGCTGTATCTGTCTCTCCACAATACTTTGTATCGGATGATTCTTAGTCTCAGGCCTATCGATAGTTGGATCTGTTTGGAGCCCACAGATGAGGTAGTCGCAGTGATTCTTTGCTTCAGAAAGCATGGCGATGTGGCCTGCGTGGAGCATGTCAAAGGTTGAGAAAGTGATGCCAATTTTTTTACCTTCTGATTTGAGTTGTTTGATGTGATTGAATATCATCCTATTTCGCTTCTTCCATCTCCAAGATCACGCTTCTGCACATACATGCCAGAGTTTTTAATTGCTTGTTCTTGTTCCCATGTTTCCATCACAACATGTCGGCAAATATTTTGGAACCACCGATCCACAATCTCGCCATCGGAGTCTGTGGGCTTCATCATGTAGCCGGCCTTGACCAAGCGAGCCACAAAAATTTCATTCCAGTCTAGTTCAAATGCACCTTGATGCAGGTTGTTGAGATCCACATCCATGCTGAGCACAGCCACATATGGTTCGCCTTTTTCTGTGGCTATTTGTTTTGCAGTTTTTTCTGGCGGTTCTACTGCCTTGACTTTAGCAACTTTTTCTGCCACAGGTTGCGGCTTCTTTGCTTTTTTCTTAAACCATTCAAACATATCCAATACTCCTAACATTGCGTCTGGTGTAATCATTTGCCCCAACCATTGCCCCAAAGATCCACATGCAATCTTGGGCTGTAGTTGTAGCCACGCTCCAAGGCCCAGTTGGCCACATTCACTCGGTTGCATTCGTATGGAGTGACCACACCGCCTTGCGGCATCACATAGGTAATACCACGAAAGCCTGCCTCACGATATGCAGCCACAGCACGATCCACTTCTTCAAAGTGTGCTTCACTGTCAACAACAAACTTCAAATACACTGTGCCGTTGCTTTGATAGTCTGCTATGATCTCTGGCCGGATGGCATCCGACCACAATTCACCCGATGCCGACAGCTTGGGACTTACTGAGAAAGTAATTTCTCGTGTGGGAATAGCACCTATGTCAGGCTGCCTCCACTTGTGCAAAAAGTCTTTGAACTTGGGTTGTAGCGTTTGAGTGCCATTGGTTTCAAATGTGATGTTCTTCAAATCACTCATGGCGTCTTGGCTCAGCAGTTCTTTGTAACCACGCTGCCAACCCAGCAGTGGTTCGCCACCTGTGATCACAAGATGCACATCATTACCGTTGTCTTGTTGCCAGCGATGGTTGGGCGTGAGTGCAAGCATCTTTTCAATCAGCTCGTCATGTGCGAGTGTATGACTTAGGTCTTTGAATGCAGGATGCCAACTGGCATACGAGTCGCATCCTGTGTTAACAAGAGGAAGCTCTTCAAAAGTCTTGTAGAGATGGATTGATTTGGCCACTTCATCCGCATCAGTGCTCTTATGGCCGGGAGCGCAGCCAAATCCCGCGCATGTAAAGTTGCAACCGAAGGTTCGTAAGAACACAGAAGGAACTCCAACAAATCGTCCTTCGCCCTGTGCAGAATAAAATAGTTCACTGATTTTTAGTTTCATAACGTATTATAACACAAAATATTAAAAGTCCAAAGCTAAATGGCTACCTTTTCTGGTATACACAGATTGGGCTTCGGCCGACCAAGCGTTATATAACTCATCATCTACCACACGACAATGTTCTTCTGGTGAAGCATCTCTACCAACCCAGATTGGATGATAGTCGGGCCAATTGGCCACAATGAATCTTCCGTGGAATTGACTTTTTATTGCTTGCCACACTGGCTCAAATGCCTCGGCTGGAATATGCTCTAAACTTTCAACCATAAGAATGGTGTCAAAACTGGATAGATCCAAATCTGCCAATGCCAATTGAATTGGTTTATTAACAGGTATTGCTGGCACAAACTCTTTGTCAAAGTAGTGATAGCCGGTGGCCTGATACCACTTGACAGCTTCGGGTCCTAACTCCACACTGACTACGTCTATGCCCATGTGCTTGAGTACGTTTGCCACTTCGCCACGACCGCCGCCAATTTCTAACACACGCTTGGGAGTTCTACGACTTTTGTCTTTTAGGAAATTCATTTGAGCATGCACTAGGCTTTGATTTGCACTTTCGGCACGACCGTTAACATCGTGATCAAATACTTCTTGAAATTGTTCTACCAGTTCGTCCCAACTAATGCCATGAGCATAACATAACGCCGCCAAGGCATCACCAAATTTTAAACTTTTACTCTTCCAACTTTGTATACCATCAGCTTTGGTAAAGTAATTGAAATCATATAGCGACTTAGATTCGCCATTACTATCCAATGTAAACTGTTTCATTTGCTGATTGATATCGTTGGTCTTGAGTTTTTCCCAAGGGTCTTGTTTGCCTACCTTAACACGTTCCCAAAAATCGATGCTAATACCTTGGTCAAGCATATACCTAGCAAGTTGTTCAGTTTCCTCTATGCGGTTTTGTATGACCTGTAGATTGTGAAAATCTCTAGGATCTGAAGGATTGCCTTCGTACATTATTCTAGCTTTGTAAGTGCTGTCATTGTTGTTGCCAGTCAAGTCCTGTCGATCATGTGTGGCCCAAACAGGAATACGTTCATAGACATCGAGTTTATATGCAATTTGGCTCAACCAAGCATCATTCATTTGGTGCTGGCTAAGATGCCCTAACGTAGTATACCAGGCCTTGGGCACAATAGGAAAGATGCTGTAAGGATGATCATTGTGAGTGTGAACACTTAACAACTTAAATTGTCCAGTATAACTAGCAATCACAGTATCCCACCCTTGGGTTTCCATCACAGCATCATCGTTCCAAAAGAAGAACCAATCAGCATCAGCATTGTCTGCCAATTTGTTGATGTATTGATTGAGGCGACCGTAGCCAAGTGGATCAAATGTCAATGCACTATATTCAACGTCTGTGGTATCCAACCAAGGTTGAATGACATCTGTAAAATGCTTAATACCTGTGGCATCATCATTGTCAAGACCAAGTATCAACTGGATCTTGCTGGGAGTGTCAGCAAGACCAATTAACGTTTTTAAACTGCGTTCCAACATTTCTGTTCGACCGCGAGTGGGCAATAATATTGCTATATCAAACTCTGAACTCATTTAGGTCCCTTGGTTGTCTAGTTTCTTTTGCAAGTGACTCAACAAAAATCCATAAGCAGGCAGAATAACCAACAGGCTTACAATGACTTTGCTGATTGAATTGTTGGTTGCAACAATGTGCCAGTTAGCAGCCATGAACTCGTTTGCGCCGCCAGCAAAGGCAGTAAAGAAGAACACATAGGTATCAAAGAATGTGCTCACAATTGAACTTAGCGCAGGAGCAATCCACCAAGTGGCATACTTCTCACGAATGTATTGGAACACGTACACATCCAACAAGTTGCTCACAAAGTATGCAACACCCGAACCAAGACCAATGCGGAAGGCCACTGAGTCAGGAGCACCGCCCAGTTTGACCACTGCCATTGACACAATGATAGCAGGAATGAATGCCAATGCAATCACGGCGCGACCAGTTTGTTTGCCTAACATTCGCACAGTCAAGTCGGTCAACACAACCACTAGTGGGAATGTAAACGCAGCCGCTGCCAATGGTGCACCAAACACGGAGAATTTGAATTGCACAATATAGTTGCTGATAGCAATAATAATGATATGTGCCAGCATGAGCTTGTAGGCCAATGCGCGGTCAACACCATTTAAGATTCGATCTAACATGATTTTTCCTTTTTATATTAAACGAATAGATCTTCCATCCACTCGCGATGGCCTTCTCTAAAAGCCATATTGCTCTGTGTTTCGCGCACTTCCACACGATAGCACCAGAGACGCTCTGCTTCACCCGGTCCCCACAGGTCCGGTATGTAAACACCGTTCACATACTTGTACAGCATGTCTGCTAGGCCTTCACAGCCTAAGCGTGGCAGGATTGTGAGTTTGGCCATTTTCTTCTCTTGCAAGAGCTTGTATGTTTCCAGCTCTGGGTCATCTGCGGATACTAGTAAGGTATGATCAAATTGATCTTCTAATGTCTTTTTAAGTTCTTTAAGACCGCCGTAGTCAGCAGCCCAGTTGCGCACATCCAACGTGTCTGTGCCAAAGTAGAACTTCATTGAAAAACTGTATCCGTGAATTAGATTGCAGTGGCTGTCAGCACGCCATTGTCGGTATGCGCAGGGAAAAGCATCATGATACTCTTTAGTGCTGGTGTACTTGTATTGTACTGGTTGATTTGTTGCCATATTGTCCTCCTATGTATTATAGCATAGGCAGCAGAGTTTGTAAAGCGGGATGATGCCGGACAGGCCGCTGAAAAGAATACTTATGCAGGCTTTTGATAGCCTGCTGTTTTATAGTTGGCTTGCCCAGCAATAACACCACGCACACCACCTACAGGATCGGCACAGTCGCCCACACGGCGTGGTATCAAATGCACATGTGGGTACATCACAGTTTGTCCTGCTTCTCGACCCATGTTGATGCCAATGTTAAATGCCGCACATTCGCCATTGGCTACCATTCTACGACCATGCCGCATGGCTGATTCAACACATTCCATGATTACATTATCGGTATTGTACTGTGGCACAAACAACAGATGACCAGGTGTAACAGGATAACGGTCACGAAACACAGCCACGTGAAAGTCTGACAGTTCTTCCACACGATCATCCCAGGGTGCAATATCTTGCTGATATGCAATTTCTAAATCAGTCATCCTGCTCTTCTACCGCGTTGTCGTATCCACGTTGGAAGTCGTCAGCGTCGGCTTCGGCATCTTCCAGTTTCAAATACGGGTTATTGCATTTTTCGCCGGCCTTGGCCTGCTCGTAGCCTTGTTGATAAGGCGCTTGTTCGTAAGGGGTAATTTTCTTGGCCATTAGTCTGCTCTTTCAATTTCAGTTGCTTCGCGAACCAGTACCAACAGTTCGTCTACAGTGTCAACAATGATCTTGGAAGTTTTCCAGTTGTCTTCGTCGTCTCTACCGCCCACTTCAATCATGTAGCCATTGTCATACATGTTGATGGTGAAGTTTTCGTTAACTTTGACCAGCTTGTCGCTGAGTCGGTTAACTGCCCCTGGGGTCTTTACTTTTACTTTTGATTTTGCCATTTGATTTTCCTCTGTGGTTAATGCTTCAAATTCTTCTTTTAACGCCTCGAGTGCGTCTGAGTCTGCTTTAGACATCTTGGGTCTTTTTTTTCCCATTTAAATTTCCTCCAGGTGGTATTGGGAATAGGGATAGTTGGTCTGCAACCATTCCAACAATCCTTCTTCTGCTGGCAACTGAATGTTGCCAGATCGATCTGTAATAATTGTCATTGTGATTTAGCCTTGAAAAAGTCCTGCCATGCCTACACCAGGCCTGGGTGGGCTCATTGTACGAATACCCTTGAATTGGTAAGGATCAATCTTGGGCATGCGCTTCATGATAGTATCTCTAAATTGATCACTGTGAAAATATTGTTTGTTGCGTTCTACTCTATCTTGTACATGCCGGTAAATGTCAAGGATAGTGCCCGAATCAATCCAGCTTTTAACAAAATTGGCAATCTGCTCCAGTCTAAGATTTTCGTCGGTTTGATTGTCCCATGCACGCCACGGAACAAGATCTTCAAACATATCAAATCCAATATCAACATGGAATTGATTCACTCCTGCATTACAGATCATAATTGGTATTTGTCGTGCTATAAAAGGTTTGCAAGATTTTTCTGTGAGTGATGGAAATTGTGTTTGTGTTTCTGTAACAATGTTCACAGCATACTGATCATATACTGGATGTTCTACCCCGGTATCATTTATAGGAGTGACGCCATCTGGGTCAAAACCATCACCGGGCAATCTACCAGTTTGCCAAGGCAAGTCATCTGTAATAGGCACAGTAAGACACATGCGATCTGAATAATCTTTCATCAAATGATAAAACTTGACTCTATGAGTACGGCCGCCTCTATTCAAACACATGACTCCGTGTGTTTTTGTTCCAAGGGCGTCAAACCTATCTCTGTACATTTGACTGAAATTATTGCGATGACTATACATGTACATCCAAATTGGAAAATAATGTATATTGGGCGCCGACTGACTATACCACTCATTGTACATTGAAGTCAGAGTAGTCATGTTACACAATTCATCAGGAATCTGGTGCGGCGGAAAACTATTCTGTGACAGATCAACCACAACATTTTTACAAGAATGCACATCTAATAATTTTATTATTCTTTCGCCACTATATCTCCAAGTAGACTCATCAAACTCGCATGCCCAAATATCTAAATCAGATATAACTACTATATCTTGATAAAACCATTGCGATAGATATGGTTTAAGTGCATCGGCTCCATGAATATTATAAATCATCGTGGTGCAAAGTCCTGCTGTAGTTTGATGTTGTCAAAGAACTCTTTCTTCACGCTTTGGTCTGTTTTAAAAGCACCATGTAATACCGTTGTTTGGGTGAGACTAGAGTGAGCCATGATACCGCGATTCTCACAACAACCATGGGTAGCTTGTATATAAACTGCGACATCCGTGGACCCGGTCGCGAATTCAATTTCGCGAGCAATATCCATACATAGCTCTTCTTGGAGAGTGCCTCGACGGGCACACCATTGCGCAATCCTGGTATACTTGGATAAACCAATAAGTTTGGGGCCAGCAATGATTCCAATATAAGCCACACCCGTAACAGGCTGGTGATGATGCGAACACATGCTCTTAAGCTCCGAACGCACCACCAACATACCTTCGTATGCTCCGTCCGTATCGTTCGGGAAAGCTGTAGCATTAGGACTCTCCTCATACCTGCCAGCCATAATTTCATCGAAGTACATTTTGGCAAGACGTTTTGCGGTACCTTTTGAGTTTGGATCATTTTCCCTGTCGATTAATAGTACATCAAGCACTTGTTCAAATGCTTGAGTGGCTTCTGTGATTAAATGTTCTCGATCTGATTCGGCAATGTATTCGCTGATATTGTCCCCGGCCCAGAATCTCTTGCCGTCTGCCTTCATGCGTTCGCGAAGGGCTTGTGATAGGTTTTTTTCCAATTGTTATTCTCCGAGTTATAGACGTGGATGTCTATTTGTTAATTGTATTATATTTAGACCGTGGTGTCAAGACTGTTTGAGAAAACCAGATACCTGAAGGGTATACTTGTCTTGCATGCCTGCATTAGTAGACAGATGTAAGATTTTGCTATCCCAAATGAATCCATCTCCAGCCGACCAATCTGAACTGGTATGAATTTTTTCATCTTCATCTACATATTGTATAAACTGACCCAGTTTATAATCTTCAAGGTAGATGTTGGCTCGCACTTTGGGTTCTGTACGATCTGGATATCGCTGGTTGATTTGATAGAATGTATCTCTATGATATGGAACCGTACACCCTGGTGGTTGTAGAATACTGCTAACAGTAACTACTTCAATACCCAGTTTGTTACCTAGATCTTCGTAGTCAATTTGATCTGCGGTCCACCACAGTTGATGTATGATGGTGTTTTCAAAACAATAAGTTTTAGGAAAGCCACCAAATTTTTCATGTATATCATTTATTTCGTATACTTGGTGTTTGATGCAACTGCCAGAATGCACACTGTAATCAGCATTCAAAAACACTAAAAAATCAAAATCAAGATGAGCAATTTTAAACATAGTTTCTTTCAGCTAACCAAGGCATAATAATTTGATTTACAAATTGCTCATGTTGCTCTGGCCTTGGATGAAAATTATTTACACCTGGAATAGGACAGTTTGCTTTTACCCAATCATGCTCGTTATCTACAGGCAAAAATTTTGTCCAATCTACCTGTTCCCATAACCAAGAAACATTTTTATTGTCTTTGGTGTGCGGGCTTAATGTGGTAGTATAGTTAGTAGTCATAAAATAATCAATATTATTTAGTTTGAGATAATTTTGCAATGCTACAACATGTTCTAGGGTGTAAATTTGACTGGCAACTTCGTTATAGTAATGTCTATACCACGCGGCATTGTGATCATGTTTCCAATGCGGGTTTAGTATAACCCATCCCCCAGGGGCATCATCGGCCACACGGGTTGGATTTTCTATCCATCCATCAATGTTGGTTGTAAATTGTATTGGCTGTTCAAAGTAAAATTCAAATCTATCTCGTCCAGTCCACATAATTCCCACAAGAATGTCTTCTGGCCGGTGCGTTTTTAGTAGTTCATGTAACCGATATTGCACTCTACGAACAATCAATCCATTACCTTGACTGCCCATGGCTTCGCTGTAGTGTTCAGCTCCGGGCAGTTGTTCTCTAA